ACAGAAACCATTGCTGAGAAACAATTAGAAACATTAGAAGAGATTAGAGATCTATTAGATCAAACTGCTGAAGCCGGTGGTGAAGATTCAGGCGGTGGTGGTATAATGGATATGATGGGCCGAGGTGGAAGAGGCGGCCGAGGTGGAAGAGGAGGCCGAGGTGGCAAAGGCGGAAGAGGAGGCAAAGGCGGAAGAGCTAAAGGCAAACTAGGTAGGTTGGCTAAAATGGGTAAAGGTGGACTTGGCAAAGCAGCAGGAATGCTTGGCAAGGCATCTAAGTTTGCTAAGTTTATACCTGGAGTTGGATTAGCAGTAGCAGGCGCAACGGCTTTGGCTGGCGGATTTATGGGAGCCAGGAGAGCAGGTGAAACCTTTGGATTAGAAGAAGGTCAAGAAGCCACAGCAGGACAAAAAACAGCTGCTGGCGTAGGTGGTGCTTTATCAGCACTTACATTTGGATTAGCTGATGGCGATAAAATGGCCAGAGGAATTCATAAAACATTCTCAGGTAAAAGCGCTGAGGATACAATGTCAGAAGTGGCAGAAAAGGATCCTGAACTGGCTGCTAAAATACAAGCATCTGTTGATGCCGGTGTACCATTAGAAGAAGCCATAGCAGATAACGAAGATCAAATTAAAGATGTAGGAGTCGATACAAGATCTACAGCAGAAAAAACATTCGACAGAACATCACCTTTAGGTTGGGCTAAACAAGCCGGCGAAGGTTTAATGGACTGGGCAACAACCACAGAAGAAGAACAAGTATCAGCAGATGCTATGGAAAGTGCTAAATCTTCAGGCTTATATGAAAAGGTTGGAATGTTTGGCAAAAGTAGTATTGATCAATCTAAGTTAGAGGGAGCTAGTATTAATGAATTAAAATCTATACTAGCAGATGATGATTTAAATAATGAAGATAGAGTGGCTGTAGAAGGAGCTCTCGAAAAGAAAAGAGCAGACGTTGCAGCAGGGTTAGAGAAAACTGAAGATGCCGCAGGAACAGAAGCGGGGTTAGAGAAAACTGAAGAACCAGCATTGGACAATATAGACGATGCATTAGGAGAAGATCAGATTGAGAAAGCGGGTGTTACAGATGCAGGCGCTATTGATTCAGTTACAACACCCACAGGACAAGCAATAGAAAATATGACTGATGAAGCAGGTGGAGGACCAACAACGAGTCCAGCTCCTGTTATAGTAAACAATACCTCTCCTGCTCCGGCAGCAGCACCAACACCAAGTGATGATCCAGTAATGGCCATAATGGCACCAAGGGTTAGAACTTCGGATAGTGTTATCCAAAGATATCAAGACAAACGTTTTAGAATCTAATGAAAAAACAAGACGAAGAGAGATGGGAATACACCCATCGGTTAAGGCGCGGTATTAAATATCCTATTGAGCTAAGTGCTTATGTTATAGTTTTGATACTCTGTCTGACAAGCGTGTTGCTCTATTTCCTACTTGCCTAGCCCACTTACTATCTAACATTTCCACAGAAGCAAGCTTCCAATGATGGTCTTCTAAATTTTTAATAAACTTTTTGAACTTACCTAATCTAGTTCTTCCTAAGTTAAACATCATATTAACTAGAACTTCTTGTAACTCATCTGGAAAATTATTCCAACGAGCTTCAAATAATATTTCACATTCAGATATAGCTGTGTCTAAATCTTTCTGAAAAGCTTCATAGATTCTTTCTTCAGTTACCTCGTATCCTTCTGGCAAATTATATTCATCGTCTGTTTCTAAAATTAAATGTCCTACGCCAAACGTTAAATATCCTAAGTGATCTTTGTATACTCCATATACAACGCCCTCATCTATTTTTAATTGTTCGTAAACATTATCTCTGTTTTTTATATTCATTTTTGTATCCTAACATAATGTCGGGTTTGAGAAAACACATTGTAATACTGATCCTTAGTTTTCTATATTTATCATTATCCGGATCGGGATAGCTTTTGTTACGTCCTGTTGAATCATCTTTCTTATATATGTGAGCGTCTGCTCCAGGTACTTCGTGTTCCAACCAGCCAGGCCAAATCATTAAGTCTCCTGTCTTAGGTTCTAATACATGTTCACCGGGAACCTTAGAAGTTCCTGGTATAACATTTGTTATTAAACTGTTTAACGGTGATCTGAGAGCTATTGGTGTGTGTTCTTCTTCATGCTGTACATAATAGGTTCCAATTAAACAATATTGTGCATGGTGGTGCCAAGGATAATTATCCTGTTCATCAAAGACACTATACCATGCTTGTACTGGCCAAGTTTCTTCTAACTGATCTATCCATTTGTAATCTGTTAATTCTTTAAAATATGTTATGGCATGTTGGTGTACAATTTCCTTTAACTCTAACCAACCATCAACACCGTCCATTGAATCTAAACCTTTATCAACAGAATGATTTCCTTCACTATCATATACTCCGCCTAGTTTTCTCCACTGTCTTCCTTTTATAGGTTGGCCTTCTAAATAGTATGCTTTGTCGTTATATAACTTTGTAATAGATGTGGCGAGTCTTTCTTGTAGTTCTAATCCAATACCATGTTCCCAATATATTTTTGTAGGAAATAAATCAATCATACTTAGCCTTTATTATTTCTAAACATTCATCATAGGTTTTATCAAATATTGATACCTTAAAAAGATGTCTAGTGGTTCTTGGCGGGTTCACACCATGCCAATGTTGTGTGTTTATTAATGCTGTTGAATAATACTCATCTATATCTGAGTCTATTCTTTCCATATTGTTGTCATGTTGTTCTACACGGAAGGTTATAGGATCAGGATTTTCATCTAGTAGAATATTAATAGAACATTGTGTTTTTCTGTCTTGATGAAAAGGGAAACGAAAGCCTTCTTTTTGTATATAAAATATTGGCCTTGCATCTAAATGTTTAAGGTCTAATACCTCTCTAAAAAGAGATGCTATTTCATTTGCGTATTCTTTCTTTGTAAATTGTATACTTAAAAATTCTAATCGAATTTTTGTTTTAGGGTCAACAAAAGGCATGAACACTTCACCTTGTACTTCTTTTAAAAGCCGTTCTTTGTCTACCCCAAAATCAAATCTATGTATCATTGTAATAAAGGGATTATATATTTACCTGATATGTCTTTAGGCCCCATCAATAATTGTCCTGGGTTTAAATGATGGTTCTTATGATAATCCTCTCCTCCTAAAAATATGTTAGATATCCAACCTAAGTTTGTTGGTTTACCTTCTTTATGTCCGTTCCAGTTTAAATGTATTGTAAGTATCCAACTCCAGCTAAACATAAATGATAACCACACTATTAACCAAGGACTAATTACTCCTAATATTATAAAGGTTACTATGTATAGCTTCCAATAGTGTTTCGTTAAGTAAACAGCATCTTTATTCTTCACATAGTTTCTCATGAATATAGGTTTAGTATCAGCATATAAGCCAAAGAAAAATCTTACAAACCCTATTTCTTTAGGGTTGTGTGGATCTCCTGGTTTATCACTATATCTGTGATGGTTTAAATGTGCATGTATGTAATGGCCAGGGGGTGTTAAACCAGACAAGACCATACAAGAAAACATAAGTTCTTTTCCAAAACGTGAAGGGGTAAATTGATCGTGTGTTAACCAACGATGATATCCTATGTTGCCTATTCTGGCTACTAAGACGGCCATAACAAAACCTATTACAAGTTGCCATATAGGCAAGGTAATTATAGCTTGCGGGATCCCTACCATGGCTATTACAAACAATGATATAACCCGAATGACTGTCCAATCAGTAAATTTCATATGACTATTTATGTGCAAAAAGAAGCCCTCCTGAGAGGGCTCCAAAACTTTGAAAGTTTAGTCTTCAGCCAGGGATTTAAAATAAGACAAAGTTTCATCTTCGTCGTCATTGTTGGTTGAAGGTTCTGGTGCCGCTTGAACCGACTTTACTTTTTCCATAAAGTGATCGTCTGCTGCATCATTTGTAGTTTGGGAAATTTGCTCAGCCGTTGCGACTTTAGCACCACCTGAAAGAACTAAAGTTAATTTAGCTTTAAGTTCTTCATAGGTTTTGAATTCACCAGGGCCAACCTTCTCTTGTAAAGAATGTTGAGCTCCCCAGACTTCTTCAATTTTCTCATCACTACTATCAATAGGTGAGGCTTTATCAAATTCACTTTTATCATAATTACGATAGCCTTCTACCTGTCGAATCTTTAATTTGAAGTTAGCTCCTTCCCAGAAATCAAAAGGATTTACTGGAGTCTCATCTTCAAACTGTGGTTGCATAACATCTTTAATTTTGTCAAAGATCTTCTTGCCAAACTTGTAAAGGTAAACTTTACCTTCATTTTCTGGATTGGATTTGTCTTCAACGACTTGAATGTTAGCATAATAACTAAGGCGCCTTTTTTGTTTACGGGCGATATCTTTATTAGCTTCTACACCAGAGTTCCAAAGTTCCGAATTAAGTTCGGAAACCGGATCTTGTTTATTCAACGTTGTAAGCGAATTTTCGATATACCATTTCCCGGTTGGTCCTTGGAATCCATGATTCCACATTCTAACCCAGGGCATATCTTCGCCTTGAGGTGCAGGCAAGAATCTAATAACGGCGTAACCGTTACCTGCCTTGTCTACTGTTGGTTTCCATTCCCGCTCGTCACCTTTTTTATAGGATTGGGGGTTTGAGATTTTTTCGACTTCCTTCATTAAGGTATCGAAGTTGCCTCTTTGTTTTCTGAGGTCTGAAAGTGTATTAAACGACATATTATTCTCCTGTATTGCGTTGTATTACGTTGTATTGCATTGTATTTGCGTTGTATTAGAACTATTCCTAGTCCTAGCAATCTTATTTATAAGACTTTTATGCTTATCAGCGAGCAAACTGGTATTACTCATTACGAATGGTTCGTATCTTTTAACCAATAAACATGTATCTCCTATTATAAGATCTCCTATATAATCATCTATAAAAGGCAGTATTTGATCTAATATAACAACGCTTTCTATTGCTATATGTTTACCTAATAACAGCCGTATTTCTACTGGATGATCCTTATTAGATCCCATAAGTTTTCTATCTGAATTTATTATGGTTTCTAAATCTTGTTCAAACGTGTAACTAATCCTATCTCTTCTGATCTCCCACTCTTTAAACGTTTGATTACTTTCTATACCAAATGGCATTCCACATTTAGTATCGCCCGCTGCTGCATTAGCAACAGACAAAGCTATAAATTCTTCTTTTTTATATTTGTCACATATCATTTTAAACATTCCTACCATACCCTGTTTAGATTCAAAAATACGGTTTGGAATGTTGAGTGCCCGGCCATACTTATATCTGTTCTTAAACATGTTAGGATATTTCTTTTGATTATACTTACCCCAAAAATGATTCTTAACAGCTACATGAATTTTGTATGCTTCTAAGGGTGTCATATAGGTAAGCTAGACTTTCTCTTTTCTTTAAGTAAATTAAGATCTAACGCTTCTTCTTTTATCTTTGCTTTGATAGAAGCTGTTAAGAACTTACTTATACTCTCAATTTCAATTGACTTCTTTTCACAATAGTCTACCACCATATCCATGCAAGGTGAGTTCGTATTGAACGCCAGCTTTTCGATATACTGAGAAAACTCTGTTGAAGTATGAAACTCCTTTGTAACGAGAAAGACATCACTAACTTTTTCTTCAGTCATTTTTATCGTGTTGTCTACTACTACTTTTGGCATCATTACGTTTATTCTCCTTCACCCATTTTTTAATATAATCGTGGACATCATTATGGCATTCTATATAAGGTTCAGAGCAATAGGTGCGCTTTGCTTCTCCCTTTCTATCAAATGTATGTACCACAGGATGATCAAATGCTTCTGCTATAGAAGATATTGTTTTAGGATCACCCTTTCCAAAGTGTGCTGTAGGCGGAAGGTTTGGATCAGCCATGATCTGTAACATTCCTTGTACAACATCGTGAACATGGGTAAAGTCTCTTTCCTTTTTCCCTGTTCCGTAAATTGTCAACGCTTCGCCGTTTAAATAGTCTTGTTTAAATTTCCTAACGATTGTACTATATTCTCCATAGTCAGCCTCGCCAGGTCCATATACATTATAAAAATATAACAAAACATAATCTAAAGAATATAACCTTCTATACAAATACAATAATTGTTCACACATTATTTTACTAAATGTATAGGGATTTTCTTGTGCTTCTTGATATTGTGTACTTGAAGACGTAGCAAAAAATAATTTACAATTAAATACTCTTGCCCAGTCTGCCACTGCTGTGGTTGTAGCAATATTGTTGGTTATTGTTTCTGATGGATATTCTAAAGAACGCCTGACCCTTGGACTATTTGCTAAATGAAATATACAAGCAGGCGGTTCTATTGTTGCGTGATGTGGATTAAAGGTTGATACTTCTTGTTTATGATATTCAACGTTGTCGTGCTTAAAATAAACTTTGCCTGTTCTATTGTCATCAACTACTGTTACAAAGAATCCTTGTTCAAGTAAGTTTGCTACAAAATGTGATCCAATAAATCCACAACCACCTGTAACTATAATATTAGGCATATCCGTTAACATAGTGTTATTATATGTTCTTTAGAAGTATTAATCAAGAGGTTTATAAAAGATATGGTTGTCTATGCTAACTGTTTGAACATAGTGGCTAGCCCAGTCTGGATTAACCTTTTTACTGTGGTACCATAAGGCCCCGTCAGTTATATCTGTTGCGTCCCAACCTAACATTATAGATGCTAGCAATACAATATCGTCCCAGCATTTTTCTGTTGGCTTATCTGATTTGCCATCACAATACCAACTGAACTGACACGAATGAAGATCTATTTTACCGCTAGGATAATATTTAGTCTGTTTAACAACACCACAAACCGTGTCAGGGTAGTTAGGGTGTTCTACTCTATTGAGTGTTACTAGAGCTACTGCAATCTTTCCTGCAGTTGATTCACTTCTAGCTTCAAAATATATATTCTCTGCCAAACATCTAACATCTTCATGGTGATCTGCTTGAACAGGTCCTGTAAAAAATCCTAGTAACATTCCAAAAAATAATATTGGTAACAATGGCCATTTATTCATAGTCTTTGCCTCCCGTTTCTTTATTTATAGTATACATTATAGACTATTCCTAGGCATAAATCAAGTGCTAAAATACCAAAAGCGCTGTGTGTATAAATACAACATGGTATAACACACAGTTATACCGTGGTATAATAAATTATAATACGGAGGTTTTTCATGACCACAGCTACTACAGGTACAGTAGCGAGGCGCATGAAAGCCAAAATTGACAGACTAAGTGAAGATCCTAGATACCCTGAAAGAGGATATCGGAAAATCAGCGACGCGGTTCAGCTAGTAACTTACATGATAGCTCCGATACTGTTACCATTTATATTAATGTATCTCCAGATGATAGGAGATTAAAAAAATGTTCATACAACAAATATGGGAATTTTGTAAACAATATCCAGGATGGGCAGCCACATTTTTCTTTTGTGGCTACTTAATAGGTTTAATAATAAAACAATAGGTCTCGAGGGAGGGTAATTTTAGGATTACCCTTTTCCTTTTGTCTCAGATCTGATACATTATAAATATCTTTATGAAACATATGATAAAGTGGTTAAAGATTTGTGCGCTTTTACTTACAATAATGCTTATTATTCATTCTTTTGAAATTGCTTATGACATTCTATATCATAGCAATAACGGCTCCTTGTTTAACACAGAAGAAATGCACAAAAAACACCCACCAGTCAACAAAGAAAAATTGCTTTTTAACTTCCATTCTTTATAAATAATTGAGTGGCAGATAGTTTATTGCCACAAGGAGAAAATAAATGAAAGGAATAATCACAGCTGTTTTTCTTTTCCTCACAATAAGTGGATGTGCTTCAGTTGGAGTAGCCATAGATACAGTTAGAGACGTTGCGGCTACCGCAATTGACACCACTGTAGAAGGCGCTGCTAACATGGTTTCAGCAGTCGCTGAAGATGTAGTAGATACAACCAGTTTCGTAATTGAAACAACAGCAGGCGTCGTACAAGAAGCCGCTGAAAAGGTTGACGAAGAAACTGATTCACTATCAACTACAGTAGAGGAGCCTAGCTTCCCTACAGGTGAGTTGAAGGAATAAAATAGCTATTTTAAATATCGAGCCTGGGTACTATCTCGAGTGTATTCAGGCTTTTTCTTCGTAAGCGTCTCGGGCTTCTATTAACTTAGAAACATAATTGTCTCTCTTTTCAACAAAAACCACTGGGCCTTCATCTTCCTGAGCCATTAATATTACAGTTTGATCTATAGGGATCCCTGTTCTTTCTTCAAACATAATGGCATAAGCAGAGCATTGGATAAACATGTTCTCACACATCCACTTTTCTTTCTTTTTCTTAGATGTTTTAAAATCTATTACAGATAATCTTCCTCTAAATTCTGCGATACAATCTACTTGGCCAGCAAGTCTCAAATGATCTGAATATAGAGTTGCCTCTATTGCTCTTATGTTATCTATTTCGTTCAACAAAGGACGAAAGTCTGAATACATTTCTTGATCTAAAATACTAAGATTAGATACATCTTCTAGCTCATTGCGTAGAGCATTCTCACAAAGCTTGTGAATTGAGGTTCCACGGGTTGTAGCAATTCGTGTTATTTTGTTTGCTTCTTTTTCTCCTACACGTCTACGCCAAGCATCAATGCCTGGTTTAGATTTAAGCGATAGGATCGTTGTGATCGAAGGATACTTTACACCTGAAGGGGTAATATATCTCCTACCATTTTCTGTATTTACTCTTTTTAGTTCGTCGATATCGACGGGTATATGATTAAAACTCATGCATCTCCCACATTTTGTTCCCAGCAACTTCTTTAGTTCTGGGTCTCTTTCTAAATCTTTAACTGTTATTGCATTACAAATGCAAACATACATTTTTTAGATCCAACACTTATATCCTGGACAATCATCTAACTTATCACCACAATGAACACAATAGCCTTTTTCATTAGCTTCCTGTTCTTCTAGTTCTTGTTGATGAGCCTGTGCCTGTGCATCTATATGTGCTTGTTCTTGTTCAGTCATTCTCATTCCTCACTCCTATCTTTTTAAATTTGCGCCTTGCTTTACTGAATCCTTTGATAGGATTCTTAAACGTAATATCGTTATACTGGACTAGGTATCCTGCCTTATTCACATGATATATACCATTAGTAACATTCTGATCGCCCCAGTCTGTTATTTCTTGTAATATCTCAATCATTTCTAGCGCCTACTCCCCAGTCAATAACAACAGGAAACCTAGGAACTCCGTCTGGGGATAGTTCAAAGTATCTACATGTCACCCACGTAGGTTTTACTTCCTGTTCTAATAAATCTTTTAGTGTTGCTTGTTGTCCACGAACTCCACTTCTAAATGTTCTACCATCTCCAAGTTCTAGTTCAAAATGTTTGGCATATCCAGCCCAGTTACCTTTGCCTTCTAATACTTCAACAACATCAAATTCGTCAGTTATAAACTCTTTCCTTTTTAACAAATTCTTACTTCTTTTGTTATCGTAAGGCTCGTCGTTTCTAACCATTTGTCCTTCAAAACCATCTTCAGTATATTCTGAGTATAACTGGTCTAAAGCTTCCTGATCATCACATACTTCAGTTGGAACATAAACTACTTTTGGATTATGCACTCTCCATAGACCATTAAATCTGTCTAAGAATCGTTTGCTTGTATCATCTTTATCAAAACAATCATAAATATGGTACTCAACTAAGTCCATACATTCTTCTAATTCTTCTTCGCTTGGTTTCACTTTACGAACAAGACTTGTAATTTTATTAAAATTAGCTTTCAGCTTGTGATTGTAAAGTTCTCCATCTAAAACTATATTTGGATAGTGTTCAAAAAAGTCTATTAATGCTGCCTCTATATGAGGGCATGTAGTAATTGCTTTTCCTGCTCTAGTATACAGTCCATCTACTCTGGCAATACATCTAATACCGTCTAATTTGGGTTGACTAATACCACTGGGTTGTGGCCTTTTTGTATAGTCATGTGCGAGCTGTGGTTTGAATTTATCGTATGAATCTATATCATCAATATTTTCAAAAAACTCTTTCTCTAATTTCTTATCCCAGGCAGCTTGTGCTTCCTTCTGGGCTTGTTCAAAATCTGTAGTTGCGTTTGCTTTACCAAAGTTCTTGCCTTCAGTATATTTCCATCCGGAAGTAACAAGTTTGCCGTCTTTAATTCCAGCAATAGTTCTTATTCCTGCTCCGATTGGGCCTGCATATTCAACTGTCCATTCACGAATGTTTCCATTCGTGTCTCTTTTGTAGAGTGTTTGTGAAGGGTATATCATGAATTAACCATCCTAGAATTCCCTCTGTTTAGACCTTCACTTCTAACACCACCTGCTGAGTAACCAGCTATGTAATGTGGTCCAGTCCAAGCTACACTATAACTATCAAAAATGTTTCCTCTTGCTCTGTTAAGAGCTGGAGCATTGTAACCTGCTGCTTTAAGGATGTCACCCTTTTCAAATTTGTCATGTGTTAGGTTAACGAATCCCCAAACACTATTGTCTGTTATAATTTTAATAAATTTACGACCTTTTCTAACTTCCAGTTGGTCTTTGAATTCATTAATTTTGGATTCAAATCCGTCCATGTCGTAGCCACTGGCTTCCCATGATCTTTTTGTCCATCTGTAGTAGTCTGCTGTTATAGCTTCTAGTAGTTTTTCAAGTGCTTTTTCCATCTTTTTGTCCTCTTTCCTCATTGTGTATATACATTATACGAGGTCTAGGACCATAAGTCAAGCACTTATTTGGTTATTTGATCACTCTTTTGGTGTTTTTTATAGGCATGCTCCTAAGTTATTGATCTTTGAACATCGTATATGTGCTCTAGGCAAGGATCACCTCCTTTTTAGTCTACAATAGGTCCTAGCTTCTTTTTAACTCGCTTCAATGAGTCTCGGATCGCAGATGACTTATGATCTTTGCCACCGTATGTGTCTGCTAAACCAGAAGTTGGGTTAGCTTCTGCTATCTTAGATAAAACCTGTTTAAATCCGTCTGGCGGTCTGGTTCTGTCTCCGGTTCCTCCTACTAGCGCGGGCGCGCCAATTATTTGTCTTAAGTGTGGGTTGTCTGAAAGTAACGCCTCCATTGATGAAATCGATATAAACTGCTCTTCCACCTCTCCAGTGATAGTATTCTCGATTTGATATATTGGCATTATGTTATCCTTAATGAACCGCGATTGCGATTTCTTCTAAGCTATCTATAATTTTGTAGATAGTCTTTTTACTTTGGGTAGAAAAGAGTTCAGAATTATAACCATGTATTAGGCATTCCTTGATGTATAACGGATCAAGTTGTTTTAAAACCGGTCGCGTGTATCTTAACTCCCTAAAGCCCCAAGTATTCAAACACAATAAAGCAACGTCTATTTCTTGCTCAGTAAAAAATGCCATACGATAGCCCTTTATTACCTTTGGCTTCGGTTCTTTTTTCTTAAATGGAATTACCTTTGCCTTCATTGTGTCCATACTGTTATTTATAGGTCAAAATACTTTGATATCGTATTTTTTTGAAAACATTATACCGTCTTCAGAAGTATTAACTATTGGTTTTCCTTTTATATTGAGGCTTGTATTTAGTAACATAGGGCATCCTGTTTGATTTTTAAATGCTACTAATAACTGATAAAGCCCTGGGTGTTGTTTTCTTGTAACTGTTTGAACCCTTGAAGTGCCGTCAACATGAACTATAGCAGGATATTTCTTAGGCTCTTTGCACTTAGCTGTGTATTGCATAAAGGGCGCTTCTTTAACAGGCATTTCAAAATACTTAGATGCTTCTTCTTCTAATATAACAGGAGCAAACGGTCTAAATTCCTGTCGCCTTTTAATTTTGTTTACTTTATCTTTTACATCTACACCACGAGGGTCTGCTAATAATGAACGATTACCCAAGGCCCTTGGTCCATACTCTGCCCTACCATTAGCTACGCCTACCATATTGCCTTTAAGTAGTTCATTTAGTAATTGTTGACCTGGATATGGGCCTTCAATGTTGTGTCCTAAATAGGGTGTAAAATCTACGTGCTGATGTGTATGTGCTAAAACAGCTCCTAATGATGCTCCGGCATCTCCAGGGTTAGGCATTATCCATACATTATCATAATATTCTAAGGCTATATTATTTGCTACACAATTTAAAGCACACCCTCCCTGAAGGACTAAATTATTATTGTAAGCATACTTCTTAGAAATCTCTAATATTTTTCTAAACTCTTCTTCGTATATTTTTTGTGCTGAGGCTGCAAAGTCATAATAGTCTTTTACACCTGGTAGCCAATTACGACAACCGTTGTGTAAGTTTTGATTTAATAGCTGTCTCATTTGATCATAATATATGTCAGGGTCTCCATACGCTGCCATACCCATTAAAATATATTCGTCTTCGTTTGCTTTTAGTTCACACCTATCTGTAATAGCAGAATAAAACATACCTAATGAAGTAGGATAACGGGTGCTCCAAAACTTTCCCATTGCACCACTCCATATACTTGAAGTTGTCCACTCTCCTATGGCGTCTATTACAATAACAATTGAGTTGATAAAAGGACTTGTAAACATACCTGCTGCTGCATGTG